ATATTACACCAGCGCCAATGATCAATTTACCGATTTTACTGAGTGTGTTTTCAGTAACAGACAATAGTTCATTACCCATTTCTCCAAAACTATCCTTTATTGGATCGAAAGACCATGTCATTATTGCGTCACCAATACCACCCAGCAACTTAAACAGAAATCTAACAGGTGTTAATATAAAGTTGATTGCGTAAGCAACTGCGCCTAATAATTTTGCAATAACACCTATAACCGGTATTATTGAGCTTAACGATTCACCAAAAGATTCAATTAAAGGTAATAATGCCTCCATTACTTCGTCCTTCAACTTCTTCATTGCTACATTGAATTTCTCTTGAGTCATTAACTGTGTTGCTGCTTCCTTTGCACGTGCAGCATCCTTTAGCGTAGCTTCATCCAAATCACCTAAATGCCTGTTTAATGCAGCTTGTTGTGCTGTGGTCAGGTTTCCAATTTGTTCACGTACCAATCTAGCTTTTTTCAATTCATCAACCGACATACCAGTAGTTTCAGCAAATTTACGCATTGTAAATTCATTAGCTCTACCTGAATCAACCATACGATCATATTGCCTTGCAATTTCTTTAGCAAGTTCTTCCGGATCTTTCCCTTTAAATCGCATATCAAAGAAATTACTCAAGTTTGCAGATCCACCCGTTAATATGTTAAGCTCAGTCATGTCTTTTGTAAATCCACTAATATCGAGTGTTTTATCCATAACAGTACCGAGTTGCTTCAACGACATTCCCATTTTACGAACTTCCACAGCAGCTTTTGCGGCTTGTTCCGGCATACCTTGGAAATGCAATGTTACAAATTCAGAAGCTTCTGCCAAGTCCTTTGTTATCGTTTTAAATGATATACCAGATAGATCTGACGCGGTTGCTAAATATGCAGTGAGTCCTTGTGATAGCTCTTGATCTGCACCGAGCTCTTGAAATGCCGTTTGTATTCCGTACACCTCACCGGCTGCCATACCGTACTGTTTACCTAAAGAGCTAGCAAAGCGCACTGCTTCCTGATTACTTTTGTTTGTAAGATCTAATATATTACCATATGCTTCTTGGTGACTCTTTAATACAGATAACACATCTTCTTGAGTTGTTAGTTGATTTCCAAAAGCATTAGTAATATCCAATGTCTGTTTATATAATTGTAACCCTTGAATACGAGATACACCCAATTCCTCAGAAAATTGTTTAGCTGATCCATGCACGCTTTTCATTAACGCAACCAACGAACCTATTGCTATAACAACACCACCAACTATTAATAAAAATCTCCCGGCTTGTGATGCCAATGCCCCGAATTCAGTAGTTAACGACTGCGTAAATACCTCAAATGTTTGCGCATAACTTGCACCGTTTGCCAATGCACTTGCTGCATTTTCAAGGGATGTTTGTACGGCTGCACCAACTTTGTCAAATGCTTTAGACAATTGCAATGTTTCATATATCCAACCTGGTATAATTCGGCCACGGGCTGACGCCAGCAGGTGGACTATCTGTTCAACACCCGATTCCATTGTTGACATTACTGGTTTCGAAACAGTTTTTAAACGATCGAGTTGTTGAGTAGATGCTTCTAATACAGATTCTAACTGCCGCAATTCATCTATGGCTACCTTTGCTTGAGAAATTCCGAACGATAATTGTACCTGTTTCTCTTCGGGTAGTTCAGAAATCACGTTTTTTATAGCATCAATTTCTGTTGGATCCAATGTTATAGAGGCGTCTGATAAACTGCCAATGTATTTATTGACTAAATCAGGATCCAATGCATCCCCAAATAAATTAGCAATGGTAGCAGATATTGTAGCTGATTTATCAGTTATGGACGCCTGCATTTCATTTACGAACGCAGCTACCTTATCACTTGCATCAGCCAAACTTAAATTAACCTCCCCCTGGAATTCGTATCGAGTATTTGTGTAATCCCCCGAGCCGAATTCCTCCTTGATACGATTTGTGAATTTTTCTATTGGCTCAAGTAGTGACGATTCATATTCAGCACTTGGTTTAATTTTATCGAATACATTAGGTAAACCACGCAATTCTTGAATTGATTCGCTGAGTTTTTCACTCTGAGTAGCATATGCATCACTTACTAATAACGAATTACTTAAATTCTTTTTTTGTAAATCTGGAAGGGATTCTATTTGCTTAGTTATATCCTCTAATATATCAAACTGTTCTTCGTATTCTTCAGTTTGCTCTTTTTGTTGAGATAGAATTTTTTCATTTTCCAGATCGACCCTCTTAGCAAAATTACCATATTCATCATTGCGTTCTTTAAGGAGTTGAATCTGCTGTTCTGACCTGGTATCTAATGTATTAAAATATGTGATTAATTCGGCTGATGCTGATTTATTAAAGGCTGAACTGAAATCCTGTTTCAGCTTTTCAATATTTTTAAACTTTGTCTTAGATAACTTCTTTAACCCAACTTCTAATTGCGACAAATCGGAAATGTCACCTAGCTCAATTGCTTTGATAACAGATGCAAACTGTTCAGCGGATAGTTTAGCTTTTTTTAAGTGCTGATCTAAAACCTGTACAGCTTTGACCTGATCTAATATCTTTTTATTGTCAGCCAATTATATTTCCTAAATTAATCACGAAGATTTATCTTTATCACTATACTTTCCCCACCGATCAAATTCGCCTTTTTTTAACCATGGCATATCAACAGTTTCTTTACCTTTATCTGTCCAGCGCACATTGCCAAACATCTTAGGATACGTTTCTTGGCATATTTTTCTCCATGGATATTCTTTACAAAATTCCATCATACCATCATCCAGTTTCTTTAAACTCTTTCGAAGTTTTTTAGTTTCGGCATCAACTTCTTTAGGCATTTGATGGCGAGCTGGTTCTGTCAAAACTTTGACAAGCAACCCAACTAACCCTTTTGATATCTTTCCCATATATATCCTGTTTAATAATAACTATTCTGCACTTACTAATTATAGAGAAAATATCGCAGATTTCCAATATTTTCACAAAATTTATTTTCTTCGATTGGCTTTTTGAATACGATCAGCTTTTTCTTTTAGTATTTTTTCAAGACGAGTTAAATAATGCAGCCGCAACAAAATCGGCCAACTACGAACTTCATTAAATGAAAATGCGCCCTCTGAAAAATAAACTATATCGAATATCTGATCGTATAATTGGACATTATATTCTTCACTTAAATTTAAGAACCCATTGTCCAAATCCAGTTGTATTCTTTGCTTACCCTTTGTAGTCTGGGTAGAAAAGATCCACTCCGATTTCAAAGTTACTACGAAAGGGTTCGCCCGTATCTGGATCCTCCCCCTCAATCTCTAATTTTACATCAGGTGTGATTTTTGCAATATACTCTCTAAACGCTCTTGAATCAGCTGCCAACATATTTTCAACAAACGGATTAATCACCGATTTGCTTTCGTCGCCATCAACTGATAATACCATATATCGAAAGCGCGTAGTTAGCGCTTGTGAGCTCATTACGCCACCGACTTTTTTGTAATTTTTTAACGCTTGATCAATTATCTTTTGATCCGACACGGTAAGCAATTTAAATTCAATGACTTGCCCACTTTTTGGTAGTGTAAACTGAAATCTATTCTCATGCGGCGTCACTAATGAGTCATCTAAATAATTGTACTCCAAATTTAATAAATCTATAGTTATTGGAAGAGTGTTACCATCACCCAAATTGACTTTAGTTTCGTATTCTGGACCATAACCATACGCTCGAGCTGCAAATAATATTGCATTTTTATCACCAATTAAAAGGTCATCAAATTTAACACCCTTTGACATAATGACAGCTTCGCATAATTTATCTAATACAACACCGCGCTTAATATAGCTTTGTGTAGATAGTATATCCTCCTCCTTTGCAGTCATATACTTTATTTCAACTTGCCCAGATGATAGTGGGTGATCCGCTGGATATAATAAACCTTTTGAAGGCAATTCAACAATCTCTGTTGGGAATTTTGTTGATTTTACTTTAGATTCGGTAACTGGTGCCGTTTCCTTTTCCGGAGTCTTGATCTGTGGTTGCAACTTATCCATCCTTATTTTAAAACTTTTTCTTTATTAAAATGTGTCACTAATAAATATGGTTAATATTTATTTTTTAGACAGAAAAGGCACCCAAAAATTAATTGAGTGCCTTTAATATAATATATTTTATACTTATTCTGGTTGGTCTTCGAGTCTATCCTTTTCTCTTAAAAAGCCGAAAACCGACGTTAAGAATCCAACAATAACTAAAATTGCATCATTGACAGTATCAAGTTGACCATTTACAAACTCAATAACACCAGCTGCATCGCCTAGCCCTAAAAGAACCAGAACTGTACCTAATGCAGTGAGTATGTGTCGAACGAGTGACTTTGTTTTGTTATTCATAATATTCCTGTTTTGTTAAAAAAATTATTTAGCTTAAAACTGCATAATCATATTTAAGATTCAATTCTATGGTCTTTGCCTCATCGCTCGACCAGTCCATATCTCCCCAATTAGCAGTATTGATAAATGCACCATAAATTGTCCAAGTCTCAACAGGTGATCCAGCCGGATCTAACGCCTGTATTGTGATTTGTTTTTTATACGCTGCTGCAAATCCATCAATACCACTTTCACTGTTGTGGTGGATTTTAATCCAATCATGAACTTCAGCTGCTGCTGATGGATCTACTGGATCGTATAATGTTACTGTAATATCCTGCCATCTGGACTTTCCTTTCACTTTAAAATCTGTATTGATATAGTCAATTACAATCTCCCCTTGATCAATTGATGGCATTGCTGATGCTTTGCACGTATATGCAGTTATTCCGTTAATTAATAGTTTATGACGGAATGCAACTTTTGGCTCAAACGCTGTAAATTTCATTTTTTATTTCCCTTATTTTTATATAAATATGCTGGAAAGTGGTATTTCTACCACTTCCAACTTTATTTCATTTTATTCCGCATTATCTATTGGGAACTCCGCACCTGTTGGTAGTACAACAAAGTCAACTATAATAAATTCTGCAGTCTTTGTTGGTTTAAGATAAATCTGAGCTCTCATTTCATTTCGATCAATAACATCCGGTGTATTGTTTCTCTCATCAATTATAATTCGATAATCGTAAACACCTTGTCTTTCCCTTGCTCTTTCAAAGAACGGCTCCGTAATATTAATGAATCTTGCTCTTGTTTCATCCGTATTTTGCTCAAATACCAACGTCTTCGCAGTCTGTGCAACAAATCTTTTTGCAGCAATCAACAATCTTCGTACATTGATACGATCAAGTGCTGAACGTTTTTTCTGCAATGTTTTTTGTCCCCAAACTACAACACCGCTTCTTGGATATGTTGCAATTGGATTAACATTTTTCAGATACAAGTTATCCCTATCATTCTGTGTCATGAAGCGCTCTGTTTGAACTGCCATATCAAGACCACCTCTATTCAATCCTGCAGGAGCAAACCACTTTTCAGATACATAATCATTAAATGAATATACTGAAGGTACAATTGCTGAAGGCGGTACCCAATAGTTTCCACCAAGATCAGGATCCGTAATTTGAACCCATGGATAATAGAAACAACCGTAATTTGTATTTCTACCGTCTGCGGCTGTCTGTGCTTGTCCTACGGTCGAACCTTTTGTAGTTGGATCAATTACAAACAATGCATCTCCCCTATCTTCTACCATGCTGATAGCACGAGTAATTATTCTAGCGTGATCTGACAATCCGTCAATCAAACCTGGCATAAACAACAAATCAAAATCAAATTGATCTTTGTTTGATAATATATCGATTGCATCTTCGTATGCAGTTTTTCCATTTGCTGCTACTGCTGGATTCAATCCTTGCGTATTATTATTATATATGTCATGATACATCGCTCTTGGATGTGAAACATTACCATCACTACCATTTGAAAATGTTCCAGATACTGCTGCTGGAAGTGAACCACTCAAAGCACCATCTCTAACTGTTCCTTCATTTGTCAAATAGTTTAGCGTATTTTTTACTTCTGTTACCCTTACGAATCTAGATTTGTTTTGGTATGAACCTGTGATTTCAAGGTAAGGAGCACCTGAACTATCATAACGCAAAGCATGCGTCTGATCACCAATAACTTTTGTTATATAATTATTTGTATTTGGATCAAGTGAAAGTCCAACATATTGCTCTAAAATTATTTTTCTTCTATCATTATCGTCTCCTCTTCGGATAAATAGATTGAATGTACCACGACTATTATCAACATTTGCGACTTCCCATCTCATATTATATTTAGATCCGGAAACCAATAGGCCGCCGCCACCTACCACTAAATCAGAGGCAGATCCGGATCCAGCGCTTGAAGCTGCACTTTCTCCACTATTCGTAATTTCACCATCACTTAATGCAACAAGCTTGAATGATGTTTGTCCTGCTGTTGCTGATGCAACATATGAGTCTGCTGGAGCATAATTATCACCCATTACTCTCATTACTGTAATTAGTTCACCCCACCTTAAATATTCTTGTACTGCGTAAGTTGTTAAATATTTGTAATCTTTCTCCTGTGCACCAGAACCTGATGAAAACACATCACCAAACCATCTTAAATACTCGGAATATGTTGATATTGAAATCGGCACCATTGCAGGGCCTCTTGTAGTTGGGCCAATTACTGCGGCTCCAACTGCTGATATTTCTTCAGGCAAGAATGATAGATCAAACTCTCTTGTGTAAACACCAGCTGACAGAAATGTATTTTTTGCCATCGATTATTTCCTCATTTTTTGTTTTTTGCAATATACATTAATAAATATTGGTAAAAAAAGTCAAACCGGTATATTTTCTAATGTTTTATATTTTTTTGGGTAAAGAACGATCTGATGGGCGATTATATGCAAATGGTAATTGATCTACATAGAATTCGTTTTGTTCCGATTCGTTTGTAAAATCCACACGTTTCACAGAATGTGCTTTTTTCACAACAGATTCATTTAAACTATATTCACTCAATATTCTACCGTCGACTTCCAAGGAAAGTTGAGCAGATACTATCCGATCACTACCCGCTGGGTTTGTGGTTTCGAACGATGTGTCACTTAACGCCGTTGTAAACTTTAGAGAATCACCCCATGGCATACGATGTTCGGGTATTAATTGCTCGACTATATAGTTCAGTTGAGATGTGAGCTCTGTTTGTATATACAATTCGTACGTGACCTTCACAAAATCAGCTAATGTAGTAACATATGTTGTATAACTCTTTTTAGAATTATTGGTTTTATGAATCCAATCTCGTTGATTGTTATTTTGTTTTCTACTATAAAATACCTTTGATGTATGACTGTTAATACCTGGCACGTCTAATTTTGTAAAACGGTCATCTTCTGTCATAGATGTTCTTCGTATTGTCATAACAGGTGCCATAACTTTTCTACTTTTATCTCGTAAATAACCATGTCTTTGAATTTGGCTCCAGGTTTCACCATTCGAAAAGAATACAGGGACCGCAACCATTTCACCATTTTCCTCTACTTGCAGCGCCAAATTATTCTTTAGATGGTGTAAAATTGCATAATCAATGTCATATATACTGATTGTGGGCGTAACAAATTGATCATCATCCCTTCGAAGATCGTATGCTCTATTTCTTGGATCTGTGCTGTTTGACGTATATTTAATATCATTAGTAGCCATTGAAAATCCCCCCTTTATTTATATTTATACAGACCATCGAGCTGATGGTAGGTTTTCTTTTGCATATTTCGCCCAGGTCCTTTTTATCGTGTTTATTTCTTCAGAGGATAATCTATCACGATAATAATTCAAAGTTCTGTCAAATACAAAATCCAGAGGTTTTCGGAGGGTTTTTGCTGATTTATATAGACCGCGAACAAATGCTGGAATTTCTTTATTAGATAAAAAGTAATCAGATAAATTTTTATATTCCTCATATTGATTAAATGCTGATCCTCGCAGTCCTATATTCTGAGCTATGTGTTCCAATTCATGCATTATTGTTTCTTTAATATCTGGTATTAATTGATTTAGTGCCTGCGGTATTGTAGCAGGATCAATTACTAAATCCAATCTAATTGCAGTTTCATCATCATATACACTACCAACAATATCATTTGGATTTTTCCCGTATGTTATATTGATTTGGAATTCTATAAAAAGTGGAAATTCAATACCATC